ATATCTAGGGATACTAGTGCATTTGGAATTCCTTATAGTGGACAAATGTTAGATAACTATGAAAATCTTCAAAGTTCTTTGTTTACTACTTTAAATAATATGTTTTTTGAAAATTTTGATTTAGTTGAAAAAGATTATCAAAATTCTTTTGGAATTTTTACTACATGGCATGACTCATATGGTATTTTAAAATATGGTGTTGGACAAAAGTTTACAAACCATATTGATGATCATCCAGATTACCATAGAAGAGTTTCTACTGTTTATTATATTAATGATAACTATGAAGGTGGAGAAATTAATTTCCCTAGATTTGGAATTACTTATAAACCAAAGGCAAATGAAATGATTGTTTTTCCATCAACATATGTTTATAATCATTCAGTGTCAGTTGTTACAAAAGGAACAAGGTATGCAGTTGTGGGCTGGATGAAGTGATTTTTGTCAGCATTGCTAGTTATCGTGACCCAGATTTAATTAATACTGTAAAAAGTTGCTACAGTAATGCCTTAAATAAAGATGACTTATTTTTTTCAATTTTTTCTCAAGCAGAAGATTTAGAACACTCAGATCTTTCTTTTATTCCAGAATCACAAATTAGATATTTAAAAAGTTCTTGGCAAGAAAGCCTTGGTGCATGTTGGGCAAGAGAAAAAGCAACACAAGATATTATTGGAAATTATTTTTTACAAATAGATTCTCACTCTAGATTTGTAAAAAATTGGGATAAATTAATTATTGATAATTTTTTAAATGCTCAAAATTTTTGGGGAAATAGAATAATATTAACAAGTTATCCAGATCCTTTTGAATTAAATGAAGATGGCTCAGATAAACTTATAGATTATCCAACACTTAAAAAACTTCAAGCATTTTGGGATGAAGGGTCTAAAATGATACAGTCTAATTCACAATGGCCAGATGTTGTAGATATTAATAATGGAGATGAAATATATTTTTTATCTGCAAACTGTTTGTTTTCTACTTCTGAAATAATTAAAGAAATTCCTTACGACAAATTATTATATTTTACTGGAGAAGAGCCTTCTTTAGCAATTAGAGCATATACTAGGGGTATCAGATTAATCTCTCCAGTAGTTAAATTTATGTATACTAATTATAATAGGCCAAATTCAAAAAGAACTTTACACTGGGAAGATCATAGTTCTTGGTGGGAACTAAATAAATGTTCCTATGAAAGGCTACAATTAATTATGACTGGAGATTTAACCCTTGGAGATTATGGTATAAAATCTCAACTGCTATTTGATCAATATCAAAAAATAACTGGTATTAATTTATTAGAAAAAAACTTTGTGATATAATTAATAAAAAGGGAGTTTCAATGTCAGAAGACAAACCAGTAAGACCTTGGGATATGTTTAATAAAAATATCGGTAGGGTAAAAACAGAGGTAGCAGAAGCAAGACTTGCTGCATGTTTAGACTGTAAACACCTCATAAAAGTAACTAAGCAATGTAAAAAATGCGGTTGTTTTATGGAAGCAAAGACAAAACTACCTCATGCAGAATGTCCTATAGGAAAATGGGGCAAAGAAAAAGAGTCATATACAGAGGAGATTCAATAATGACAGAGCCAAGAAGTTTTGCCCTAGTAGTAGACAATATAGTTCAAGCCACATTTGATGTTTCCCCAGAAGCGGAAATAGCCTTTATAAAAGAAATATCTGGGCTAAGTGATATCCCCGCAGGAACAAAATTTAACCCAGATACTCAGTCTTTTTATTCTGACTTATCTGACAATCCTAATTTGGAAAGCGACTCATCCAGTATCTAGTCTTTGGCGTAATTCCATGCCAGGAAGACCAATCTTTTCCACCGTCTGACATATGAAATGCAATCTGTGCATTAATGACGGGATTTAGAAGGTCTGAATTAGAAACAAGATTAAACTTATCTCTGCGTTCAGGACCTAATGAACTAATCATATTAATTTGAAACATGCCATAAGAACTGTCTCCAGTATTAGCATTTCCATTAAATCTGATTGGTTGTCCGTTAGACTCTTTTTTGGCTACTGCCCAAGCCTCCTTTAGATCGTTGCCCCTAAAGCCAACGAGGTATAAAAGTTCCTTGAGTTCACCATCGGTTAGAGAACCCTTATTTTCAAACTTTTTTAATTTTTCTTCTGTAGAAACACTTAAAGCCTCTTGCGAGGCTTGGCTTGTCACAACTACAGTATCCGTACTTAAATTGTTGCGTTCACTAGCATTTGCCACATTAAGACCTTGTGACAACATTACTATAATCGTGAGTATTCCGATGAGTTTTTGTTTATCTTGTGTTATGTTCATCTGTTTCCTCCTTAGAAACGAAAAACCCTTTTCAGGGTTGTTACTACCAAGTATAACATAATTTTACCCCAAAAGTCAATTTTGAGCATATTATTTTTAAAATTGGAAATATCGATATTGAAAAGTGGTATAATGAAGTATTATGGCAAATACATCTGGAACATACCAATTACCTTACCCAGAATCTTCCGATGCAGTTAATGTACACGGAGATATTCAACAATTAGCCACTAGCGTAAGCACAACATTTCAAACATTAGATTTATCTGTTATTCAAGTTAGTGTAATTAATAATTCAGGAGTTACAATTACGGCAGGGGATCCAGTTTATGCTACTGGATATACAACGGCCACAACAATAGCAAAAGCAATTTCATCAACTTCTCCTATTCTAGGTTTAGCAAAACAAACAATGACTTCTGGACAAACAGGAATTGTAGTAGTTGCTGGTGTACTTAATAATATAAATACATCAAGTTTTACTGCTGGAGATGTTTTATATGTTGATACAAATGGCGGATTAACTAAAATAAGACCTGAAGGTGGAAGTGGTGCAGTAGGTATTGTTGTACATGCAGTATCCTCTGGCTCTATTATTGTTGAAGCAAAAGGCAACGGGACATGGGGGGCACTAAAGGCTGGACTGGCTTAATAGTGATATAATAAACCATGGCAACTTTAAGAGGATCTCAATCATTATACAATGTAGGTAATCCACCTCCTACTGTTATTTGGACTGTTGTTCGTGGAGATACCTCTGGTTTTAAAGTTTATGTAACAGATGATGCAAAGGTCCCTCTAATTTTAAAAGGAACTGGATCTGAGTGGGACATTGCTATGAAGATTAAGAGACCTACTTCAACCCCTGGAATTATTACAGATAATGCTACAACAGTAATGGCATTGCATCCAGTAGCAGATGAAGATGACCTAGTTGGAGAGTTTACAGTTTGGCTTACAGCAGAAGAATCTAATGTCTTACAGACAGGAGACATCTTTGATATTCAGGTTAGCGACCCAACAAGAGTCTGGACAGTTTGTCAGGGTAGCATGATTATCCTTGAAGATGTAACAGATTAATGGCCACAGCATTAATACTTGATGAATTAAACAATAAAACAGAACGAATTTTTCCTATTGAATATCCTTTAGTTCAAATAGAAAACCTTGAAACATTAGTATCTATAACTGAGGTATTACCTTTTAGAGTTCGTTTTACAGCAATACAGGTACAGGCAATTGGCTTAGGAAATACCCCAGCAATTCCACTACAAGTAATTGGATACAGCAATTATATTCTTTAATTAGTTAGAAATACATGTTATAATAACGATATGGCTAAAATATCGATTCCAAGTGTTAAAGGGCTATTCCAAACAGGGGATAGACCTACCCAAGAAAATTATGTAGATTTAATTGACACTCTTTCATCCCAAGCAACAGATTTGGGATCATATGGGAACAATGAAAACACAATCGCTGGAATTGAAAGCGTAACTGTCATTGATAACTTTGACGCTACAGTATGGCGAATGGTCAAGTATATTATTTCAATATCAAAGACTACAGCAGGAGATAACTACTTCTATGCAACCGAACTAAGTATTCTCGTTGACGGTACAGATGTATCTGTTAGTGAGTATGGAACAATCAACAATGATGGGAATATTGGCACCATTAATGTTTCTCGCACTGGAAATACCGTGGCCCTAACAGTCACTCCAGATCCTGCGATAAAGCCAGTCACTGTACGTTTTGCACGTATGGGACTTAAGGCGTAACTAAGGAGATATAAAAATGGCAACAGTAAATAAAGATTTTAGAATTAAGAGTGGTCTCATTGTTGAAGGTACAACAGCGACAGTCAACAACTATGACATTCTTACAAAGAAGCAAGCAGACCAAGATTATATTATTGATCTTATTGGTGGTACAGCAACATCTGCTAACGAAGCAAATAAGGTTGTAAAGCGTGATGCATCAGGTAACTTTGCTGCACAAGATGTTACAGTAAATACATTATATGTTGGTGGATCAACAGACAACGGCATTGATGTTGTTAACGGAGACACTGAAATTGGTTCTAACAATGGAATACGTCTTTCAGCATCAGATGACATTGTCCTTGCATCAGATAGTGGAGATATTTTCCTTAATCCAGATGGCACTGTATATGTTGGTAGTACACAAAGTGCAAATGCTAGAGTTGCAGTTGTGGACGATATAAATAATACTCTTACAACAGCACAACAATACGCAGACGCAGCAGCAACAGCAGCAGCAGGCGCAGTAGCATCAGATCTTACAGATCACGAATCAGCAACAGCAGCACACGGTGCAACTGGTGCGGTAGTTGGAACAACCAACACACAAACATTAACAAACAAGACTATTGGAGA